CATTCCCTTCGACAAGGTGGACGTCTTGTGGGCATCGCCTCCGTGTACCGGGTTTTCAGTTGCTGCAATGGGACACCATTGGAACCCGGACCGTACCCCAAGAACAGAGACGGCGAAGCTGGGAATACGTCTTGTAGAGCGAACACTTGAGCTCATCGACGAGATACAGCCTACGTTTTGGTTCATCGAGAACCCGCGCGGGATGCTACGCAAACAAGCCATGATGCAGGACTTAGAAAGGCACACCGTGACTTATTGCCAGTACGGAGACGACCGAATGAAGCCGACGGACATCTGGACAAACAGCACAAGATGGACGCCTCGTCCTATGTGCAAGAATGGCTCACCGTGCCACGAAGCGGCGCCTCGTGGAAGTAAGACGGGCACACAAGGCAGAAAGGGCAATTACAACCGCAGCAAGGTCCCGAGTAAATTGTGTCGTGAGGTATTGCTTTCCTGTATGCCGTGAGGCAGCCCGCGACATATTACCACGTCAAAAACTCCACGGCCAAGATTCAAGTCCATCAAGGGGGCACGAGATCGGGCAAGACCTTCTCGATCTGCACGGCCCTGATTGAATTGTGCCACCAAAACGAAAACGCCGGGGCGGTCATCACAATCGCCCGGAAGACTTTCCCCGCGCTCCGTGCGTCGGTCATGCGCGACTTCTTCGAGATACTCGAACGGGAAGACATATACAACCCCGCCCTCCACAACAAAAGCGAAGCGACGTACATCCTATTCGGGAACATGGTCGAGTTCATAAGCGTCGACCAACCGCAGAAAGTCAGGGGACGCAAGCGCGACATCTTATTCGTCAACGAAGCCAACGAGCTCGACCTTGAAGACTGGCGGCAGCTCATGCTCAGAACAACGGGGCGGGCTATCATTGACTTCAACCCCTCCGACGAGTTCCACTGGATATACGACAACGTCCTGACACGAGAGGATCACGAGTTCTTCCAAACGACATACAAAGACAACCCCTACCTCCCAGAGTCTACCGTCGCAGAGATTGAACGACTCCAAGACGCCGACCCGGACTACTGGAGGGTCTACGGACTCGGAGAGCGTGGCGTGTCGCGTTCTACCATTCTCACCCACTGGAAGGCCGTCCCACAAGTGCCCGACGGGTGGAAGCTCATGAACCTCGGCCTCGACTTTGGATATACCAACGACCCCACCGCGATCGTGAAGGTCTACACCGACGGCCACGGCTTTTGCTTGGACGAGGTGTGCTACGCCACGGGACTCACCAACGCGGCCATCGCTCAGACATTGAGAGACGCCGAAATCGGCAAGACCATGATCGTCGCAGATTCCGCCGAGCCCAAGAGCATAGACGAGATACACGGCCACGGATTGAACATCCACCCGGCAAGGAAAGGCCCCGACTCGGTACGCTCTGGGATTGACTTCCTCCGCTCTCGTCCCCTCCTCATAACCGAGCGAAGTGTGAACGGCATCAAAGAGCTTAGGAACTACAAATACAAAGAGGACAAGAACGGCCGACAGCTCAACGAGCCGGTGGACGCCTTCAATCACTTTGTCGACGCTTCACGCTACGCCGTGACATGGAACCAGACCAACCCCAACTTCGGACGCTACGCGCTCGGATAACTTCAGAAATCCAACCTTTCAAACTTGTAACAATATGAAGCTCCGCCTTCCCGCCAAATACCTCGACCTCAAACTGCGACACCTTCAGGTGTTCGAGACGACAGACGACCCAATTGAGAGGGTCAAAGCTGTGACGGGTTTCCCTGCGGACACGCTCCGCAAGATGCCGCACGCGGTTATCATAAAAGCCGACGAACACCTGCGACGCCTTGAGAAGCAGGAGATGAGCACACACTTGAAAGTTATCGAGCTCGACGGGGTAGAGTATGGATTCGTTCCGGACTGGGAAGAGTTCACGACGGGCGAGTGGATCGATATGGAAGGCTACACCAAAAACTTCTGGCCGAACGCTCACAAGGCGATGAGCTTGTTGTATCGACCCATCAAACAGCGTGTCGGCGATTCATACACGATCGAACCCTATACGGCCAAAGAAGACGCCCGTCCGTTCTTAGACCTACCCGCTCCCGTTGTGGCTGGGGCGCTGCTTTTTTTTTGGAATTCCGAGCAGGAACTGTGGAGCGATTTGCAGTCCTCTTTAATTCAGAAAGCGAAGGAAGTGATGAGTTTTCAACAAAGTGGGGTTGGTACCCCGTCCTCTACAACTTGGCGGGAGAGGATATACTCAAGATGGACGAGGTCACGAAGATCAGCGTCGGCCATGCCTTCACACATCTCGCCTACCTCAAGGACCTCACCTTCAAGCGTGAGCAGCAAATGAAACACCGCATCGCATGATCACTTTCAACAATATCGTCTCGAAGTTCGAGCAGTTTTGCGACAACCACCACTTCATCAAGACGTTCAGCTATGGGAGCCCTTCGGATGTCGATCTCGACAAATTCGAGGACTACCCGCTTCTTCATTTGGTGTACACGGGAGGCGACTACAACAACGAACGCGCCAAGACCTACAACCTCGAATGCTACATCCTCAGCCTGCCACCGTCAAAAGCTGACAAGGTAGGATTCCAGAAGGAGAGCATAAGCGATGCGGAACAAGTCGCGGAAGACATCCTCGCAGACATCGAGAACGGTGGGAACATCTTCGCCTTCGGTTATCACTACGACCTCCTCAGCGCATCCGTGACACCTTTGGAGGAGTCACAAAGCAACGCCCTCGCCGGGTGCTTGCTCGACCTTGCCATCTCGGTCCCTTATATGTACGACGCTTGCAACGCTCCCCTCACGGGAGTCGAGCCCGAAGGAACACCTCCAACCAGCTACGCGGCGCGAGGTTTGCTTCGTGTGCGTGAACTTGACGGAGACCCCGACGTTCTCAGCGTCGCCACGATCAATGTACCGAACGGCTCCCTAACTGACGACGGAGACGGAGAAATTACGCTTGAGTTTGGTGGGGATGTCTCCGCCCTCACTCAAACGGTGAAGAATGTCAGCGGGGGAGAACTCACGAAGGGAACTCCGGTTCACGCCGTAGTCGATGGAGCCGAGGGCAATTTGGCGTATGTCATCGCGGCACGAGCCGACACCGCCTCAGCAATGCCGGCGACGTTTGTCCTCAACGAAACACTCGCAGACGAAGCCGAAGGGGAGGCCATTATTACGGGCCTACTTTCGGGAGTAGATACCGACGCCTTCACTCCGGGCGACGTGGTGTATGTGGGAGAGACGGGAGGGTACACCAACGTCAAACCAACGGGGACCAACCTCATCCAAAACCTCGGCATCGTACTCAAGTCGCACCCTTCCAATGGGTCGGGCATCGTGTACGGCGCGGGACGTTCTAACGACGTGCCTAACCTACCCGACGGGAAGTTCTTCATCGGTTCCACTGGCAACACTCAGGAAAGCGCCTACGGCCTCCCAACGACCGACCCAAGCAACAACGAGACCCTCGTCTACAATTCAACGACGGACGCATTCGAGGCGGGCTACCCGATAAGCGACGGCCAACAAAGCGTGTTTACGGCCAACTCAACCGCCTCTTTTGACTTTACCGGCACGGGGGTCGCCTCCCTAAGTTTTGGCGGCATCCTTGGGGGCTTCCTCACTTTTGACCAAGAACTCCGGGCCGGGTGGTCTATGGGCTTCAATGCGGCGGCGACATCACTCAACGCCTTTCCTCCGGCGGTTACGTCTTATATGTCTATTTCCGCCACGTTTGAGGTGACGGCACCCGTAGGAGCTCTTGGCACAATTTCTCTCATAAACCCGACCGGTTGCTGGGCTTCTCTTAGTTATACCAATATCACGTTCATCGGTAACGGCGTCGCGACTGAATACACGGCGTCCGCTCCCCTTGCTCAGGTTTATGCGTGGCAGTTGGCTAATACGCTAGACATTCAACGCTTTATTTTATCGAACCCCGGGACAATTACGATAGCACCCAAAACCCTCACCGTAACCGTCAACCATGCATAACCCGTTTGAACTATCTCCCGAAGAGAAGGCCGCCGTCACAGGTGCGGAACAACTCGCTATGCTTGAACGCTTGGTCGAGTTTGTGAACGAACGCCTCTCCGAAATCGAAACCCTCAAAACCGAGGTCGAAAAATTGAAAAACCCAAACCCCTAAAACATGGAATTCTTTCTTGAAAACTGGAGCGAAATCACGCTCGCCGTCCTCGTTTGCGCTGGCACGATCACAGGTCTCACTGCGAGCACCAAAGACGATGCCATCGTTGACGTATTGAAGCGCATCCTCGGAGCTATCATTATCGGCAAGGCGAAGTGAAGACACCGGACTTCGACAAGGCGCTGCGAGATTTTGCCGAAGAGGTAAACCTTGCCGCGAAGCGTGAACTCGGCGTTCGTAAGATCGGAAAGAACCGGTCCTACGGCGTCGCGTCGCGCACCTTGCAGAAGTCTCTCGAGTACAGCATAGGGAACGGGAGGGTCCAATTTGGCTCTCCCCTACCTTATGCGACGTTCTTACACTGGGGCGTGAACGGAACGCAACAAAAGCAACCCGGCGCCCCCTATTCGTACCGATACGAAAACCCGTCGAAGTCCCACGTCGAAGCCGTCAAAAATTGGATGAAGGTGAAACCTGTCCGCCTACGTGAAAAAGGGACGGGCCGATTCCGCCGAAAGACAGAGGCAGCCCTAAACAGCGCCGCCTACGTCATCGCTCGCAGCGTCAAGCGTCGCGGGATCACGGGACTCAGATACTACACCGTCGCCTTGGAGACAATGGTCCCCAGAGCTTCGGAGACAATGGGCGAGGCGTTAGTCAACGACCTCGTCAAGCAGTTCGGCTTCAAAGCTGGCCCCATAACAATCAAAATCAAATAAGATGGCCGTCATATTCACACGAACGCCATTGTCGGCCTTTACAGGACCGAGACCCGCAGGTCAGAAACTTATCTACTCGCTATACGACTCGGCGTCCACGCCTGACCGATACGTTGTCGTCGTTTACGAGAACACAGCCTTCACAGGAGACGGGACAGAGATCGCGAAGCTCTACATCACACCAAATGCGAATAACCGCGCACACTTTGATTTGAGCGACATCGCAGAAGGCAGGGTGCAGGCTCCCGTGACAAACGACTCGAATGGGTTAGGATTTGGGGTAACATCGGGCCTCGACTCCGCCTCCGATGGTTCTTTTTTGAAATACACCGTCAAAGGCGGACGATATGATGCAGGAACAGAAACGATTAGCGTGACCTCGGTCATGTATCTCCACGGCGGAGTGTTCCAAACGAGCGACGGCATCGACCCCGACTTCCGCGACTTCTATCCGACAGGTTCTACGCGGTCTTGGTTTTTGACCGACCTAACCAAGGTCGCAGTCAATCCTCCCACATCCGACCATATCGGTGAGATTATGATGGCCGACGATGACGAAGCAATCGTCAACGCATACTCGCCGCTGTTCCTTGGGGTGAGCACGAGCTTGAACCGAATCCGGATCCGTTTATATGACGATACCGGATCTTTGGTTCACACCCAATACACGACGGTCGCCTACGTGGGTTATCCTTCGATGCGGTCGTTCTTTTGGATTTTGCCGCTCGGCCCCTACAATGTCTCCGAGCTATTCGACACCAATTGGGACACAGATTGGGCGTACTACGACATCGACGGCGTGAATTCGGCAGCTACCCCTGTCGCTCAAACTAAGGCCATCCGCGTCCGCCGTGATTGTCGACCAATTAAGAACGAGCCGGTCCAAATCGCCTTCTCAAATACGTTGGGCGGTTGGGACTTTCTACGCTTCGATGGTCGAAACCTCAAGACAATTAGCAGCGAGACCAAGACATACCGACAGACGGTCGGAACCTATGGCCAGACAGCTTTCCGCGCAAATCCTTGGTCGAGGGGGAAGACGGCCTACCACGTCATCGGCACCGAGACATGGGAACTCCGCAACCGTTCGTTCTCCGTTCAAGAGCGCGACCTTTTGCAGTACGCCTTCCGCTCGAAGGACGTCATGTATAGGATCGGGACGGGCGATTGGTTGCCCTGCACCATCAACACGAACTCCTACGTCGTACAACCAGCCTCCGCGCAACTCTTCGACGTTTCCTTGCAAATCGAACTAGCCCAGAACATCCGATGCTGAGACTCGTACTAGATGGGAACGAGATGGACTTGTACGAAAACGAGTCCGTAAACCTCACGCTCCAATTCTCGGACGTGCAGGAAATCAACGCCACGACGGGGAGTTTCTCGCAGACTTTCCGCCTTCCGGCTACTGCCAACAACCTCGACTTCTTTGGCACCATAGACAACCCCTCGAGCGTGGACGCAATCAACACGAAGCTCCAAATCGAGGCCGAGTTGTACAGCGATTCAGTGCCGATCATTCGAGGGTTTTGTCAGGTCAAAAACATCTACCAACAAAAAGAAAGATACGCGGACATCGAGGTCGTCTTCTTCGGTGTGCCCAACCTACGCGCCCCCCTTGCTGGGAAGCTCATCTCAGACCTCGACCTTTCCGCATACGATCACGTCCTAAACTATTCGAACGTCACGGGCTCATGGGTAGGCGTGGGAATCGGTCCCGAAATACGGTACGGATTGATCGACAAGGGCTTCAACTGGTCCGTCCCTGACAATGAGCCGTGGACAAGTACCTCGGCCCTCGAACAAGGAGAGCTGACCCCATTTGTACAAGCCAAGGTCATCTTCGACGCTATTCTCGACGAAGCCGGCTACACCTACGACTCCGACTTCTTTGATACAACGGGCGCGGGCAATTTCTCGGAGATTTACATTCCCGCCTTCAACGGATCACAAACACCCGTCGGACCCGGTTCGGAATTTCCGACCGTGCGCGTCGCTCTCGACGCCGACTATACGGGGACGAGTCTAGCTATCCTTAGCCTGTCCGACCTCGCCACAAATGCGGTCGACGATAACGACGACTGGGTCGAAGTCAACAATCGGTTCGTCGCTCCCTATACGGGATGGTTTACGCTCGACATCACGTACAGCTACCAACAAGGCTCACTCGGTTCGGGCAGTCCCGCGAACATCTTCATCTACAAAAACGCTTCGGCCTTTTATCAACTCGACACGAACACGACAATCGCCTACAACCGCACGTTCTCGATCGTGGTTTTCCTTTTGTCGGGCGACTACATCGACCTTCGTGGTCAGTGTTACGGCTCGGGGGCGACCATTTTTGGAAATGACATCGTAGGAAATGGAGTGCGTACACAGTTGGACGTCACCTCGGCCCCTGCAATCGCTGGGCAGACGGTGGGCATAGCTCAAAACCTGCCCGAGATGAAACAGATCGACTTCATCCTCGGCCTTCAGAAGATGTTCAATCTCGTCTTCGTGCCGGACAAAAACAAGCCGAACCATATCCTCGTCGAGCCTTTCAAAGACTACACCGCGACAGGAACCGCGAAGGATTGGACGGACCGCGTCGACTACGACATGGACGTCACCATCAAACCGACCACGGACCTCCAGAGCGCCCGCTACGATTGGAGCTTTCAAAGGGGGACCGACTTTGTCTCGGACATGATTCAAAAGAGCCTCGACCGCGTCTATGGCTCGTACCGTGTACTCGACCCCGAGAATGACTTCGCCACGGGGACCAAGACAATCGAGACCACGTTCGCCCAGTATATGACCTCCCTCATCCCGGGGTCAGGCTTCCCCATACACCGAAGCCTCAACGCCGACGGCTCGGTCATCGAAAAGCCGCTGCCGATGCTCGCGTACTGGCACGGCCTCTCCGATAACTTCGGCCCGTGGTATCTTTACGACGACTCCCGCGTGGCCCAAAATTTGACGGGCGGCTTCCCTTCGTTCTCTAATTATTCGAGCGACTTTGCGAGCGTCGACGACGATGACCTGAACTACGGGATGGAGACGCCTTTCTTCTCGATTGAGGCCAACCCCGCCAACACGCTCTACTTCAAATTCTGGGCGCAATACGTGGCCGAGCTTTACAGCCAAGAAGCGCGGATCCTTTCTTGTTCGATGCGGTTGTCTCGTGTCGACCTCGCCGACTTCGAGTTCTCCGACCGGATATTCATCAAAGACAGCTACTACCGCGTCAGGCGCATAAGCTACGACGCAAACATTGAGGGCGTGTGCTCGGTGGAGCTTATCAAAGAGCTCTCCGACATCGAAGTGTGTGAAGACACTCCGACCGGGTACTCGAACAGGTACAACTACGTCCTCTTTAACAATTCGACGGAAATCACGCCGGACTACGGCTCGAAGTCATGCTGCGAGCTCTACGGGTACAAATGGCTCAAGAATACCACGTCCCACGGATCCGTCACTCCGACCAACCTTTGCCGCCCACGCCTACAAACTACCCAACCACAATGAAAGACCCGAAGCATATCATGAGCGGGATCGCGTTCCTCCAGAACGCCAAAGTCAAAAAGAAGCTGCCCAAGTGGTTGTTCCCGCTTGATCTCATCCTATCCGTCGCTCTTGTGTGCGGCTGGTATGGTGGATTGTTTTACCTCACTTACACCCTCATCTCATGGCTCTAAAGCGTCAGGAAGTTATCATTGAGTTCAACGCGGAAACGAACGAGGCCGTCTCGTCCGTTGAAGAGTTGGAGGGCTCCTATGGTCAACTTGAACAAAAAATCGAGGATGTCGCCAACGCACAAAAGAAGGAAGGACAAATCGCCAAGGACAGAGACAAGCAACGGAGCAAGGAGGCGGACAATATCAAGAAGACCGTCGACAAA